TGGTCTGCACTACGGCTTGGATTTTGATAAACAGTTTTAAAAAATGCACTCTGCTCTTCGTTCAATGGTTGGACAGCGATTGGTAGTTCTAATCTGTTTGTAAGCTGGTCTCCAAGACTAAAAATTTCACTGTGTAAAACATCATCAGGAAGCTCATCTCTACCTCCCCAAAGCTCATTTAAATATTCAAAATCTCTAACTTGTGTGTAATCCCAGTCACTTAACATTGTCATGTTGAGTCCTTCTCTTGCTCCGTAAATTGCCCACATTCCGTTTTTAACATCAGCACCAACCATAAGCCATATCCATAGCCTATGAAGGTTCTTCCAATGTCCTGCAAGAAATTCTTCCTTGGTAGGTTTTACTCCTCTGTCTAATGCCATCTTGACACCTTCACGAAATCCTGCTCTCCATGCTTGGTGTGGTGTTTCGTTATTATGTACATTTGAATAACAACTATTTTGTTGGATATAATTAATATCCCAACAGAAGTCTACTTGTGCATGTGGATTATCTGGGTCTGCATTTTCATGTGTTTTCATGCCTAACACGAATTCCTTTGGCCAACATTTTAGTCCGCCATTGCCGTACATTAATCCATTGATAGTATTCTTTCCGCACCAACTGATTACGCTATGCTCAAGATCTGTATGCTCATCAAAGTCTAAAACTTGGTTTATAAAATCTTGACGAATTGTGTTGTCGCCGTCGACTGTTACAAATCTATCTGTTTCTGATAATTTAGCACAGGCTTTGTGTGCCGCATCTGACCCTTCTACACCATGCACACGTTTTGCCCACGGAACTTTACTTAAAAGGTCTGCATAGTTTTTTTCTGCATTAGGTTCATCATAACTCAAATAAATTATATCTAATTCTGCAATTTTTACCTTCATGTTATCTCCTTATACATACAAGTCGCCATATCGCAATTAGCGTAAACACTGTATGGTCCTTTTATATTTAAAGGTTTAGATTCGTTCGATGCAATCTTAAATGTAAGTTGTTCATACAAAATATGGGGGTCACCTTTTTTTGTAAAACTAAAACTTATTTCTTTTTGTAGATCAACATTTGTAGTTTTCATTGTATCTAATAGTTCAATACCCGTAGTAATATAACATCTTTTGGTAACTTTGTCAACCGTCAATAACAGATCGTAAATGATTGATTCGTCAACTGGTTTAATTTCAATGAATTTTGCTTCATGTTGTACATAGATATTTTTCTTAAGTACAAACTTCTTATCATTACGATCAAAAGCAACAATATAATCTGTCATCTTTTCTTTGAAAGTTTTAATTGGTAAAACTTCTTCTAAGGAAACTTCAAAATATTGATACCCTTCTTCTATAGATGCACCTATACTGTAGATTTCTCCAGACTTTTGATTAAAGCATACATATTGAGGAGTGTTTACCCTAGTGTGTTCCATAAACTTCTCCTACTGTTTTAGCAAAACTGTTTTCTGTATAATGAAATAAACCTGTCTGCAAATAATTTCCTATTTTTAATTCTTTATCATCTGTAAAATAATAAGGAACTATGTCTGTCCAGTTATCTGAATTATTTTCCCATCCTTGTACTTTACTTTTCATGTGTGTGAAGTTTATCGAAGCTGTGCTTTGATAATTTTCTATTTGGCTTATTTTTAAAGCAATAGCATGATTGACATCCATACTTGACATTTCAGGTGTTAATTTTGGTACATATTTTTTGTAAAACTTTTCCCAATTATCACAGATCATATTTAATAATTTGTAATAATCAAGAGCCTTTTGGTTTTTCTTAAAATAATGAAATGCAACATAAATGTTAGGAAGATCATTTGCAGTAAAAGTTTTTCTATAAAAATCACTTGTAATTAAATTGCTCCTGTAATCTAATACATTTGTTATAAAACCTACATCATTTTTTGCAAAATATTTCCACCAATGACTAATGTCTGTTAAAAATAACATATCTGTATCTAACACTACTGTTTCTTCATATGGAGTTAAATGAAATACTTTCCATCTATGCTCTGTTTTATAGAAACTTTTTGAGTGTTTATCGTGCCACGGAACTTCTATAATTTTATCAAATAAATTTTTGTGTTCATTAGGTACTTTATCACTTGTAACAAGAGAAATGTTTTTTATAGATTGTGTCTTTTTGATGCTCATCGCACATAAACATGCTTGTAGGACATAATTATCGCCCATAGCAACCATAATATATCCTTTACTCATTTATTTTTTCCCCTAAACTCCATTTATTCATTACATGTACGTTACTATTATAAGTGGTTGTTAGAATATATTCTCCAAGGTAATGTTCTTTTTGAACTAAGAACGTAAGTTTTGAGTCGTCTATATTTTTTAAGAAATCTCTATCAAGTGTGTAAAACATTTTTCCAGGCAATTCTTTTGCCCAACTGCCTTCGCTAAACCCATTCATCATATGTATTGCAATGCTAAACAAATGATCATTCCTAAAGTTTCTATCTGCCAAATTATATACACGACTGTAATGTATCCAATTTTTTTCGATATGTTTTAGCAATGAAAAAAACATTTCTGTATTTTCAGATTTTTTAAAACAAAATACAGTAGCCCAGTAAAATTTTATACCTGTGTCATTAAGGTATTCAAATTCTTTAAACTTTCTCCATGGACATAAGTCAGTGCCTTTTTGATAAATTTGAAAATCATTTATCGAAGTAAAAGCATGTCGCAAGTCACTATTACAAATCACATAATCTGTATCCATAACTAACGTGTTATCGTATGGTGATAAATCATAACTTTGACATCTACCGTTATTTTTAAAAATTAAATTACTATGATGTAAAGAACCGTTGTAATATCTTTTTGTATTAATGTTTTCGTCATCAATTTCTATGATCTTATCAAAAAATTTGCGGTCAGTTTTGTTGATAAGATTAGGCGTGGAAGTTACAATAGACGTAGGCACGTCTAAATGTCGTTTTATTCTTTTTGCCAAAAATACAGCTTGTTTTATATAATTGATCTTGCCGTTGTTATTTGCAAAACATAGTACTCCATTAGACATCAACTAAACTTTCCACATTTCTCTTTTCTATCATCTTTTTGTATTTTTCATAATACTTTGTAGATACTTCAAGATACTGGAGTCTCATGTCATGCATGAATTTTTGCAAATCTTCAATTAGTATAGGATTATCATTATCGTCTATCAAAACAGTTTTGGTATTTGCAGAATCACATAAGTGTCCAACAAAAGACAAAAGTTCTCTTGATATAGAAAACTTGCCACCATTTTCATAGATTATGAGATCATTTTCGTATTCTTCACGAATAATTCTCTTTTGGTTGTTAAACGTAACCATATAATTAGAAAAGTCAAGAGCTTTTTCTAATGCTTCGTCCATAGTTATACTCCAAGTTAATGTATAACTATTTAACTTATAAATTATCTGTTGTTACGAAAGTTGGTGCTGGTATGTTGACCGAATTAGTATTATTTGGACGATTAAGCTGAGCTGTGCTTGTTGTTGTAGCAGTTACGGCTTCGTCAAAATTTGGATTTGGTCCTTTGTCTTCGTTAAAAGTCACTCTAAAATATAAAGTTGCTCCACTCTTATATGCTTCGATTAAGTAATCGTTTGCACTGTAAGCACTTGCATTTTTATTAAAAATAGTTGTATAGCTTCCTGGTAAGTTTACAAAACCAGTGGATGTACCTTCTGATCCGTTACTTGTGTTATCTCTATCAAAAACTACTGTTCCAACAGCAGACATCAAGTTCCTCCAGTCGTTATTAATAGTTGTGTTACCTGACCCTATTGTTCCGCTAATATTAATTGATCCGCCTGCATTAAAAAATACACGCATATGATTTTCGCCGCTTATTACGGTTGTTGAACCGTCACCGTTTGTGACCGAATATCCGCCAAATGTCACTGTAAAGATATGATTGATATCATCTGACCATGAAGAAGATCTTGAGCTAGAAGTACCTGACTGCAAGCCTAATTCACCTGCGTCAACATTTAACCTTGCCGCTTGACAAGTATTACTTAATGTTTCGTATTGTGCATAACCTTTTTTAGATGTTGCGTTACTATCCTCTACAGTATCTCCAACCACAGGTACAACGATCTCTGTTGGTGTAGAACCTGTTTGGTGAATTCTACATTTTACCATGTCATTATATAAAGCTAACATGTGAGTTGCAGTGATATTAGTTCCTGCTGAGACTGTAGAACTTTGAACTGCTTGACCGTATCCTTCGTCACCAGCTCCTAGTCCTAGGACTGCGGCTATTCTTGCACGGATAATATTATATCTTGCCGCGGTAATTGTATCGCCTACTGCCATCTTACTTCCTTTATTTTATAACTTCAAAATACATTCAACTAATGTCTCTTCGTGCCTGTCGTTGCTTTCAAGAGCAATACCAATCATGTCTCCTTTTCCTTCAACACTTGCTGTACCGTTCTCTGCTACATGCACAGGCTCCCCTTTATTTACCGGACCTGTGATCCTTACTGGCACTCTTCCGACTAAGGCTACGGCTTGTCCTTCTGCTTCTGAGTTCATCAAGTAGGCAGGTTTAGTACTAATTACACCAATACAAATGCCATGTTCATTTTCACATGCTGTTGCTTCTGCATCTCCGCCTATCATCATTAATGTTCCAACTGGATATTCTTTATCTGTTACGTATTTTTCAGCCAAGTCAGCGTATCTTGCACTTGTTGATGTACCGTTAAATACGTTTGCCGCTAAATTACCACTTGAATCTCTTACTGCAACAGTATTATTTGTTGCATTTACGTCACCTGTTCTATAATTGGCTCCTACTTGTAGGTTAATTGCGTTTGTAGCCAACCCATTAAAGTTGGTAGCATATATATTACGCCATTTATAGTTTACATCACCTATATCAAATGTTGTAGTCGTAACAGGAATAAGTCCAGTTGCTTGGAATTCTGCAACTTCTGTTGCTACACCACCTGATGATTTAACCTTAAATTTAATTTTTGTACCTGTGGTATTTTCAATTAAACCTTGATCTCCATTTTCAATGGAAATTTTAAGATCGTTCGCCGCTCCAACAGTCAATCCGTCATCTGCTAATCTAACTGTGCTTGTAAAGTTTGCATTTCCTGCAATAGCGTAATCACTTGCAGGTAATCCATTTAACTTTTCTGCGTTTGTTGCAGTACCATGGAATCTATGAGCTGTCGCTGTAACACCATTAGTGGCCGCTGTTGTATTTCTAAGTGTAACACCTTGTCTAATTACATCAAATCCTGTAATTACATTGTTTGGATCTGTTGAATCGATTGTGAATTCTGCGTTACTTACAACAAATACAACTCCATCTTCAACTGTACCTTTAATAATAGTTCTGTTTACCTGGTTACTGTCACGTACAATTCCAGTGACCATTGCAGAAACTGTTTCACCAATTGATTGTGGACCGATTAGGACAAATCCACCGTTTGCGTTTTGTGCATATAATTGGTTATTGTTTGTATCCCACCAAAAATCACCTGTTGTTAAACCAACCGGTTGTGTTGTGGATACTTCTGCTCCACCTGTAGTTCTGAATTTAGTTCCGTCGTAAAATTTAAGTTTTTTTACTGCACTATCAAACCAAATCTGTCCTGACAACGGACTTGCAGGTTGGTTTGCACTTGAAAAATTCTCAAGCAAATGGACAAAGTTTTCGTTTTGTATTTCCCCATAACCAGCATAGTTTTTACCAACTAATTTAAGCGTTGTGCTTTGGTCAATAGTTCCATCTTCAACCGAAGTTAACTGTGTGCCATTCGTTAAATTTATTATGTACGCCATTTATTAACCCCTAATCGTGTGTTACATGTATTTATACTAAATTGCCCGGAGTTAGGTCTTGCACATAGCCCCAAGCGCCGTTCGTTACCCTAAATAATTTCAATGATCTTGCTACTGTTGACGTAATTGCACCAGTAACATCGTTAAATGTTGCATCACCAATAACAGATGCTGACCCATCATCATTTCCACTACCGTCTAATTTCTGCACAACTTCCAAATCTTTGTTGAAACTTGCATTTAAGTTAGCCGCAGAAAGCGTTGCTGTTGCACCTACAGTGGATGTACAGTGAACTCTTGCTTCAGTTCCGTTTCTTTTATTGACTGCTGGAGCAATATCATTAATAATTGTACTAATGTTTGAATGTAATGTTGCTCCTGTACCCAATCCTGTAATATCTAATGTAAGTGGTAATACTTCTAAATCAATTCTGCTGTCAACATAGTTCTTTGTAGCAACATCTTGGTCTGCTACAGGATCTGCAACGTTTTTCAACCTAACTTGATTTACAAAATTCATTGGACCAGCCAAAGTTAAAGCTAATCCATTGCCGCCTAAGTCTGTGCTTCCGGTTGTAATTCCTACTCCGCCTGTAAAACTGATGTTTCCAATATTTGCTGAAGTCAAATTACCAATTGATGTAATACCAGGAGCACTTGTTCCATCAAGAACATCTATTCCATTATATTTTAATTTCGCTGTCCCTGTAAGATTAACACTTACATTAGATGTCCAAGCGTTAGTTGCTGTTCTCCATAGGAATTCTTTATTGCCTTGTGAAGATTCTACTGTAATACCTGCTTCATCTACACCAGCATCATCTAAAAGTGTGCTATCGTCACCTCGAGCAAGTTGAATTTGCTTATCTCTTACCCTTAAAGTGTCAACATCAATAATTGTTTGTGTACCGTTTACAGTTAAATTACCAGTAATGTTTACGTCACCTCCAACATCTAAGGTTGCTGTTGGACTTGTGTTGAAAATACCAACTCTACCTTCAGTAGATTTGATTGTAATACTATCTCTTTTTCCTAAACTGGTTGTCATTCTTAATGTGTAGTCTTCACCACTAACATTATTTTCTGCAACAACACCGATGTTTGTAACTTTTATCACATGGTTGTCTGTCAATCCAACAGTAAGTCCGTTATTGTTTCTTACAGTTAAAGCACCACTTGTTGAATCATCTGAGTCACTTGCTAAAAATTGTCCAGCTGTTCTAACATTACCTTGTTGGTCAACCAATGATTCTGTTTTAGTTGCTGTACCTGCAAAAACAAAATCTGTATCTACAACATTAAATCCTTTTACTACGTTTCCTGTAAATCCTGGAATTGTATCAATGTTCTGCGGTTCAAACGAAATTTTACTCCACAGTCCAACAAGTGTTCCGCCAACCCAGTATTTTACAATAGTTCTACTTGTTCCAGTTGCATCTAATACAGTTACAACCTGTGGTCCTGAGCGTCCTTGGAAAGCATTGTAAATAGGACCTGCTAATTCTAAATCTGTACCATCAAAGAAGTACATCTGGTTTGCTTCATTGTTAATCCAAAGGTCACCAGCCACCATTGTTGGTTGTGTTGGTCCAACAATTGGTCCACCACCTGTTGTCCAGGCAGTTCCTGTGTAAACTTTAAGCCTTGAAGAAGCAGTGTCCCACCAAATTTGTCCTGCTAACGGATTTGAAGGAGCACTTGCATTTGCAAAGTTTTCCAACATCTTAACAAAGTTTTCGTTTATTGCTTCACCAAATCCTGAATAATTTTTTCCAATAAGTGTGATATCAGTTGACGCTGTATCAATTTGTCCGTCTGCTAGATTTACAAGTAAAGCACCGCTTGTTTTATTAATTTGATATGCCATTAGCCCCCAACTCCTGTGTAAATTATATATTTCACTGTTAAGAACGGGTTCATAACATTATACGGAGTGCCAAGTTCTGTAATATCAAATGTTTCAAATTCTTCTATTCCAGTATTTTGATTGTATGCAATGTTACGTCTGTTCAACACACCTCCTGATGAAGTTCTTGCTTGCCCTGCTCCTGTTCCTGTAGGTGCATCGTATACAATAGTGTCTGCGTCTTGTTGTGTTCCACTGTCGTCAAGTATAACATAAAATTGTGCACCTTTTGGTGATCTTAAATCGTGTTCATGTTCTGGTAAGTTTTTAACATCAATTGCTCTACTTTCAACACCAGAACCAAGTCCAACCGTATCAGCGTTGACATCAGTTACTCTGTTAGCACTTGATCCGCCCATGTTATCTGCGCCAAGTGGAAATCTACCTCTAAAGTCAGGAAGTCCGAAGAAACCTGAAGCAACTTGGCTTTGGTCTTTAAATTGATACTGGATAACATTATATAGACTCAAGTAATCAGCAATTCTTACTTCTGTACCATCACAAAGTAACCATCCTGCAGGTGTGCTTACACCACCAAATGGAACAATAGTTCCTACAGGAATAACTGGTACTGAACTAACCAACGCTTGTTGAGATATTTTAAATACACCTGTCTCATCACCTGAAATTCTATTAATAATAATTTCATCATCATTGTTTGGTAATGAAGCTAAATTTTTGTCTGCAATAAAAGTGTTACTAATTTGTGTTGTGAAAACTTTTGTAGTACCACCTGTTTGACCGTCAAATGTAATCTGATTAGAACTTACGTCTCCTGAAATTTCAAATGTGCTTGCACTTGTAAGTTTATTTGCAGTTGCCGCGCCACCTGTAACTGTACCAGTAATGTTACCAATTAGGTTACCTCTAAATTCAACTGCATGTACTTGTGACCATCTTGCATCACTAGACCCTAGACTGTGCGTTTGTGTTGCACTCGGTAATATAGATCCTGTGGTGCTTGTGCCAGCAACATTCAAATCAGTACCTACAAATAATTTTTTAGCAATTCCAACACCGCCTGATATTTTTACAGAACCAGTTCCTATACTTGCACTATCTGTTGTTCCTTGTACAATTAGGTTGTTACTTGTTTGAATAGAACCTGCAACATCTAATGCTTCTGCAGGTGATAATGTATTAATTCCAACTTTTTCAGTTGAATCAATTCTAATTACATTTGCTTGCGTACCTAGATTGTTTACCTTAAAGTCAATAGGAGCACCTGAAGTAAGGTTTGTAATGACTCCTGACGTGCCTTGAACGTCAAGTGTTACAATAGCATCCTGTCCAACTTGAATACCTTTGTTGTTGCTAATGGTAATTTGTTCTGTTGATGTGCTTGCTACATCGCCTCTTAAAAAGTTTGAAGATGCAACAGAAACTCCGCCAATAACAAGATTTTCTGCTTTCTCACTTGTACCTAAATATTTTCCAATTCCTGCTCCACCAATATCAGCACTAGATAAGTTTAATCCTGGCTGTATTATGTTAAAGCCGACAATAGTTGATTTTGGTTGAAAGTTTTTAGTTGAATAAATTGCAACAGGATTACCACCTACTTCAATTTGTAATACTGTATAGTTGATTTCATCTTTACCTGTAACAATCACAGGCTTTGCTCCAGTAAGCAAACCATCACTGTATTCTGGACCTACAAGTGTCCATCCAGAACCTGTAAAGATATAAAGCTGATTATTGTCTGTGTCTGACCAAAGGTCTCCGGTCAATGCTGATGCAACATCAGGAGCAGTGTTTCCTTTTTTAAGTCCACTTGCGTTAATCCAACCTGTACCGTCATATAATTTTAATGTGTTTACACCAGTTGAACTATCATACCATAATTGTCCTTGTACTGGATTTCTAGGTGCCGCATTATTTGCAAAATTTTCTAATAAGTGTAAGAAACTTTCTGCAATGACAGATCCATAACTTGTTGTATTTCTTCCAGGTATGTCTAAACTGGTAGCTTGGTTGATTGTACTATCTTCAATTGATATAGTACCTTTATTGCTGTCTGAGTAATTTATAGTATAAGCCATTATTCATTAAATCCTGATAAACTTTGTACTCTAACAGTATAATCAATCTGTACCAGACGATTCAAACTCTTTTGTACTGGGTGGAAAATTACGTGAGTCAACAGTCTTCCTTGCCCTGATGGACTGTAACTTACTAAACCTAATTCATCAAACACATATAAACTATTTGAGTTTGTAGCATTATCAATAGCATCTTGTCCTTGTGGCTCTCCGTAATCAAGCAAACAGCTAACAAGAATATCAGTATAGTTTGTTCCGCTTACATGTCTAGATTCTATCTTATTACGAGCAGGGTCTGTGTTGTTAACGCTTCTGTCATCTACAACCTTAATATATGTTTGGTTGTACAAACTTGCATTTGTACCAGTTGAGTTTGGTGTTAGATAGGTAATAATACCTGTAGGATCGATACTTGTACCACCGTTACCAAATGCCATCTGATAGATAAATCCTTCTCCAGCGTTTGCCAAACTTTCCGCTAAAGATATACTCATGTTTTCATAGTGAATTGCGTTACGCTTATTCACTAATATTTCACCTGTTTCAGGGTTATGAATTTTTATATGTCCTTGGAGTAAAACTCCGTTTTGTTCTTTTAAATTATCGATCATAATGTTTTCCTACAACTGTATTTATTTTGGTAGCTCCACCTTTTCTGCCTTAAAGAAACGTGCTACCAAACTTTCCGAATCATTAAGTGAAACTCCAGGATCTGCCCATAAAGTGCCCTGTCTACGTATTATTTGTATCTTAACACCCGATGCTGGTGTATTTAACAAAGTTACAAATGGTGTATTTCCTGTGACTGAAAATTCTGCTGGAGCATTAACATCTGCTTCTGGACTATCCTGATCTTTTGTTGCATCAAATAACTGTATTGCCGTCTTTCTTAGACGCTTACCAGCTACAAATATTTCAAATTCATTTACAGATTTTGGAGTAAATCCTAACTCAAATACACTGGTTGATCCGTCTCCTACAAGGGTATTTGTAATAGTTTTATCAGCATACGGTGCAGTCTGTTGAATTCCTTGATTATACACATCACTTCCTGCAAAATGAACTTCAGGTGCGCCTGTGCCGAATGTAGCTCTTTGTAACTGTCTTAGAGTGTTGCCTTGTCTGATTAAGAATTCAATTCTTTCACCGTTTATAAACACAATCCCTGGAATACTGCTATTCTTATCAGGAGAGCTAATTGTGCTTGCATCATCTAAAACAATTTCTTTATCTGTAACAAGAAGATCTTTTGCAAGTTTTAAAGGTGCAATGTCACCTAATCGTTTGTAAATATTTCTGTTCAAGATATCTTTGAATTGACTAAATCCAAATTTAGGTTCAGTTGGTCCTGATGCACTAAACTGTATCAATTCAATTACGTCATTATCTGCAAATGATCCGTTATACTTAATAAATTTCTTATCATCTGTCAATTTGTAATCTACACTTGGTGTTTTTAATATACCGTTTACTATTACCCAAACAAACTGTGCGTCAATTGCTGGATTTCTTAATTTTACCAAACCAGCTTTTAAATGATTATACTGTATATGATCATCTGATCCAACACTTAACGTTGATCTCGCAACAACATCATAGTTGAGTCTTTCAAAGTCCATGTAATCGTGTTTATTAAATGTGTATACAGTAAGTTTTTCGCCATTGCCTGGTGCAGTCTTTAATTGCAATACATTTCCACTATCTACCCATGTGTTATTATTATTGATAACTTGAACGCTTCCAAAAGCATATTCACCATCTGTTCTGATAAAGACTTCTAGTTTATCCCCTGGCTGTCCTATACCTGGTTCAAGTATCAAAGAGCTGTTAGCAGGTCTTATATTGTATTCAGTAGCAATCAATAACACTTTACCGTTTAAAAGGACAAGTACATCAGTATTATCAAAACTACCTATTGGGCGTTGCCATATTTCTAAGAAGTATTCTTTTACACCGTCCTCTACAATAAATTGTTGATTGTAACCAGGATTTAAAATTCTGTTTCCTTGTTTTACAATTACGTTATGGCTGTTAGGTAATGCACTATAAGGTGTTTTAGCTAAAGTGAAATTAAGTGTGGAACCATCTCCTTCAAATTCTTGTGTTTCAATTTTACTAAAGCTATCAGCTTTGCTGTATACTGCAAAATTAATAACGCTTTGATCCGCTGGCGGACTACCAAAGAATAGTACAGCTTTTGTATCTTCAGCACCACTATCATCGCTTGCGATTAAAACAGATTCAACTACTTTACCATCTACTGTTGCATAGTAATCAAGGTTTGGTGACCATCTTGCTTTAGTTACGTATTGTACAGAGCATCCATCACCTATAAATTCTTCAAACTCAACTATGTTTTCACCATTACCGCTTACGCTAATGATGTTTACAAATGTACTTGCTCCCGGAGCATTTAAAAATTTTACTTTCTTTAGTCTATAATCTACTCTGTAAGTGTTTTTGTTTTGAATAATATCATCAAGACGTACAATTAATCCTTCTTCGTTTTGTGGTTGGATTCCAAAACTAAATTCAACCTGTGTTCCGTCTGCGTTATATGAATTACTGGATAGGACACTTCCTCCTTTTCCTTGTCTATGGAATACTTTGATATCAACAGTATCTAAAACTTGCCCTGGAACTTGTTCTTCTGGTCCTTTAGATGTTGTTGGAGTTACAAACCCATCTCCATCTACAACGATTTCTTCTGGATTAACACCTTTTGCTGTGAAGAATTGTAAATCTCCCCCACTTAAAATTGTATCATAGGATCTCGGGTCAGGTAAAAACGCTCCATCAGATGTTGTTTTTCTAAACACCACAACATCATTTGCTACAAATTTTTGCACATCATTTGTAATTGTTATTGTTGTTTGGCCTGCACCGACTATGCTTTGTAACACTGCATTGGTGTTAGTTTGTGCGTTTGTGCCAAAGTTAGGATCATCAATTCTTGTTCCGTTTAGATACACATTATACACAACGCCATTTGCTAGAGGTTTACTTAATGTGAATACTTCAGTGCTTCCATCCATTTGGAATATTTCGTCATCAAACTCTGTGTCAAATGTATCATATGTATCTGTAAACCAACCATCGGAATCCCAACCAGTACCTGATCCAAAGCTGTAGCTACTTACTTCAACTCCTCCATAGTCAATTCCGTCTAACAGTTGACCTAGGTCGTTACCATACATTCCTGTTGCAGGATTATAGTAAAGATTAATTCTATCCTGTGCTTGTAACAAGTCAGGTGCCTTATCATAAGACACTACAATATTTTGTCCTGCTTTTAGCGGATTAGTAAATGTTATTCTTCCTTTAAATCTTGTATGATCTTTTGTAGTATCTTTTACATTTTCAAATTTATATTCACTTCTTAAGCTATCTAATCCATCAACCGTTACAGAAATCCTTGTTGATTTCAATTGCACAGGCCATTTCAAATCAAATATTTGTTGATTAATAGTACTGACAAAAGTTTGTGTTTCAGTTAATTGGCTAAACAGGTACGCACCAGTTACCCTATCAAACTTGCAAACCACATGCATAGCTCTAGCTTTACCTTTGCCTAATACAGGACTTAATCTACCTGCTGTTCCACCGTCTTCAATTGATCCTATAATTTCAATCTTAGGCTGTGATAGATAACCACTTCCAGGTTTGGTAACCTCAATAGATGTAAGTCTTCCATTTGTTCCAATGAATGCTTGGGCTTGAGCTCCTGTGCCGCCGCCACCTGTAATTTTAATTTCTGGTGCTATTGTATAACCACTTCCAGGATCAGCAATAGTTAAATCTGTAAGTTCAAAACCAACGTTGTCTGCCCAATGTTTACTAGGAAACTTTGTAATTTCAGATATACCTGATACAATAGTATCATCTAAAATTTGCACACTTTGCGGAATAATCTTTCCTGCATCAGCATTGTAAACCGGAGGTAAATCGAAATCTGTTATCACAGAAGAAGAAGGATCAATTTTTTCATAGGAACTTAGATATTCACGTATCTTAGTTTTATATGGTTTGACTTCTTCAATGTAATTTTGATAACTTGCTAAATTATCGTTTTGGAATGTTACTTTTTGTTTTAACTCACCAATGTTATGTTTTGCTTTTATGAAACTTGTTTTAAACATCCAATCTACGTTTGGTTGTTCAGCTAACACATATCTTAAACTTGCAAAAAATAATTCGTTCCATTTATTTGCAAGATCGTCTATAAACAGTTTATTCTTAATTGTATTGATTACAATTCTAAATTCTTCTACTGGCTCTGTATCATAAAATATTTTATCAAAACTTGCACCATCGTAAGCAATGTTTTCACTTGAAGTGTCATATAAAGAATTTAAAAACTCTATCGTTCCATTTTGTCTACCTATAGTATCATAATTTACTGTATAGTCTGACGTGTCTTGATTATCTTTTTTCTGTAGTAATAACCAGCCACCTGTACCAACATTAGCAATTTTGACTACATCGCCAATGCTATCGTCTAATCCAGAAAGTTCATAGCTAGAATTAATTTGATATGAAATAGGTGTAAACTTATTGTATCCTGCTTTATACCAGTCAATATATTTCCAGTACATATTTGCATCATAGGCTTGCGTTAATGATCTTTGCCATTCTGATCCTGTCCATGAGAATATAGCCCACTTACCTCCAACAGTTTCATCATTTTTAACAAGGACACCAAACTGTCTCATGCTTATCGAAACATTAGAAGTATAATTTTGTCCTGCATTAATAATTGTTGCATTGTTTATAGATCCGTTTGCATCTAAGCTGAAAGATATTTCTGCACCTGTTCCGCGTGAATCAGATATAGTATAAGTTGGTGGATTTATATAACCTGTACCGCCATCGTTAATTAACACGTTGATAATATTTCCATTTTCAACTTCTAATGAAACACTTGCTCTTCTGAGCCTTGCTACACTTACAAAGGAAAGTTCAGCAAAAGTATCACTTGTTGTATCAAATCTTCCTTCTGCTACTGTAGGTAGCGGATCTATTTTTGTTAAATCAGTTAAGTCCTTATCATCAACAATAAGTTCAGTTTTAAGTGTTTTGTTTACACGTTCAATAAACTGTTTTCTTGCTTCTGTTTTATTAATAAACCAACTTTGCCTAGGTTCATTCAAATTTCCATACTTTTGTCTTATTGGTAAATTGATATCAGGTACAGGTCTATCATTTTTATCAAAGCCTACTAAACTGTCATACCATTTTTGTTCAATATCAGCGTTAGGAATACTTGTTGCTAATCCATCGGAAATAACTTGATATTCGTTATGAGTATTTTGTTCTTGATTTTCTATAGTCCACCAATTAAAACTTACACCTACATTTTTATCTTGCATAAATGCTTGACAATTATATAAACTAAATCTATTTGATCCTAATGGTGCTAAAAATCTTGTGCCTGCTGTTGCAGGATCTGATATAGCTTGTGCAATGTTAAAGCCACTTGTACGTCTTGTTTCTATTGCAGGTAATGTTGTCTTATCTTTTACCCAATAATAGTAATAAGTGGTAAAGGTTTGTGTTGCTGTGTCGTATTTTCTCCTGACACTATATGCGTTATCACCATATTTTGTTGTTCCACTAATACCCTTTGTTAAACCTGATTCAGTACCAGCTTGTGTATCCCATTCACTTGGCAATAAGGTTGATTCAACCCATTCATAAACGTCCACTGTTGATCCAGGAAATAATTTATTAAAGTTTTGTGTCGACTCAATAATATCACCTTGATGGAAATTAATGAATTTGGCACTTCCTATATCCCACCATACTTTTCCTATCCATTTTTCTGCTGTGTAGTCTAAAGCCTGTGCTACAATTCCTGCTTCACTGCTTACACTGTAACTTGCAGGATCGTAACTTGTTTTAAAATCTATTTCTTGATCAGCTATGCCAGAAATTTTTCCTTGTAATGGATCAATATAATCTAGATAAGTTACAAGACTGTTGTCTGTTTTATTAAACAGATATACACCTTTTAATTTTGATACATCAACTGGATCTACAGGACTTCTTGCAACTGACCAATTTTGTACACCTTGTGGTTTTCTATATTCTGCAACAACACCTCTGTCTATACTATTTGTAAGAGACACTTGCTGTTTAGGTAAACCTAAATATACATGATTGCCCATGACTTTCATTATGTTACCAAAATCTGCTGTATCAACATTATAAGCAAAATCCTGTGCGTAAAGTAAAGTATCATTAATTGTTTCATAAATGCTTACTAATCCGCTATCATTGTCAATCAACTTAAATTGTGTAGCTTTGTTATCAAAGATAGTTTGAGAATTATCAAATGTTGTTACAGTTTCTAAATCTCCTCCTCTAGAACAAATTGCCAATGTATTTCCATCAAAATCTATTTCATGTCCAAACTGAGTATTAGGTTTTGTATCTCTCGGTCTTATGGTTTGTCTATATGAGAACGTAGTGCCATTTTGCACATATATGTATACACAGCCGCCGCCTGGTGTAAGGTCGCTATTTAGAGGTGCACCTACTGCAATTTTTTTACCGTCATTTGAAATTGCTATTGAATTACCAAAATCTTCAAACTGATTAAAAGGTTCAAGTATTTGACTATATGTATATTGGTCATTTACTCTTCTATACACTACGACTTTTACATTTGGTAAAGAACTATCAACTGCTTCGCCAGGTGGATATAAAAGAGATCCATCAGAGCTATCTAATTCGTATGTGCTTGTGTACATAGTTGAAGCAATTAAGACATCACCTTTTTTATCTACATCAAAGTTTTCTCCGAAAGCTTCTAATTTGTTTTGTTCTAAAGTGCTTGTGTTTAATGAAAAATTAGTATCATTAGGAACATATCCTAATAAATCCAAACCACTTGTTTTTTGTGTCCACAATGCTGGATTAAATGTACCAGGTACAAGATTTGTATTTGCTTCGTAAATCTCGTTTCCTACTCTAACAAGCTCTCCTTCAAAGTATGTTGCTGATGTTCTATGGAAGCCTCTAAAGTTTCTATCAATTCCTAAAGACCAATCTTCAGTAGCGTTTTTCTCAATTATATAAATTCTACCTTGGTTATGCTCAGTTCCGTCACCTTTCGCATGTACAAAAAGTTTGTAAGAATCTGCTCCTGTTTCTCTAAACTCTACTTTATTTCCTAAACGCCTTCCAGAAGCGGCATTAGGCACAGTGAAATAATTTTGTAATTGATATGTTGATCCTCTTTTTTCGTAAATTGCAAAAGCACCTTGTGCATCCATATTTTCTGCGGCTGGTTCTCCTGCGGCACTTAACGGAATGTTGTATACCCTTATCCAATCTAAATTTAAAGGTCCTGGAGGATTTGCACTATCTGTTATGCCATCTATGTTGCTAGAAGCATAAATCCAATACTCTGTATCCTGTACGTAACTATTTCCAGCTGGTATTGCAATATTAGTTGCATTTCTAATTACTACTAATCCACCTGATACATTATTTTCAACATGGGTATTATTGATAGGTCCTACAGTTCGTACTGTAGAATCATTTTCAAAAAATGTTACATTACTTGCTTCGCCGAAATCACTTCCTTTCGACCAGGTGCCATTTCTATTTTTAAGGAAAAATCTTGCAACCGCAAACTGTCTTTGTATGTAAGCAACTTCAGCAGTTGATCCTGTAGTTGTGTCCGTGACTGTATCTCCTACATTAGGTAAGAACGGATCTCCATTTAAATCAAAGTTAGTTAGCCTAACATCAACCCAACCATTCCATTTATCTAAAATTGTGTGTTCAGTGTTGTTTACATAGTCGTATGTAAGACCTATTGCTGAAGGATCTTGCCTTGTTCCGCTTACGTAAGTGTCCGAAATCCATGTTCTAATTTTATTACCAACTTGTAATTGTGCATATTGAGTTGCATCTGTTCTGATAAACCATCTATCATCAAGAATGTTTATCTCAGTTGCTCCTTGCTGGTGACTTAAAACACCATAGTAACTTACCCTTGTAGGATTAGATATTATATCTTCATTTTGTTTCGTATCTAAAATATTGTTGAATATAGGAGTTGGAGGTGTGCCTCCTTCTAATGTAATATCTGTAACTACAAGATTTGGTTTAGTTTCTTTTATATTTGTTGAATTAAATGATTGTCCTACATTAATATACCACCAACCTGCATGATAATTATCATTTATATTATTAATGGCTGTGTAAGTACCAATAGTAATATTGTTTTGTGCTATTGTGCCTGACGTTGATAAATTTCCGTTAACGTTGTTTAGGTATAAAATTAATCTATTGTCATTATCAATAAATCTATATTGAACATTGGCTCTAGCAGTTTCAGTAGTAATTTCATCTCCTACTTCTGGTGTGGCTAATGCAGAAATAATTTCAACAACCATTTGAACCTTACCAGCAATAACGTGTTGTCCATTTATGAAACTTTGGTTCATAACGGCATCGCCATTAAAAGGTTGTACTCCTGCTGTAGCTAATGATGTGAATTGATTCCATTTTAATGTTAATATGTCTCCTGGTTTTGTACCTTCCCATTGTTCTTTTTCTGCACGTATCAAAATATGATCAGTTGCAGAATTAGGCATTGCATAATTTCCACGCATCATAAAGACTGTTTCAGGATAAGAACTTGATGTAGTGTCATAATCATCTGAAATACTTTGTTGATTTGAAGCGTGACTTTGGAAATTTTGTACAGCATCTGCCTCTATAGGACGTTTTGCTCTCCATAGCTGATCACTATATAAAACAATATCACCAGTTGCGTATGTTTTTGTGTTTACGTAATCACCTTTAAGTTTAGATTTTACATTTGATGCATTGGGTGATCCAATTGCCAGATATTTTCCGTCTGGACTCAAAGCGGCACTTGTACCAAATCCGCCATTACTATCATACAAAAATGCCTGTTCATCTATCTGCTGTAAAAGTCCTACTTCAGTATTGTCACTTGGTCTAGTAAAGATGTAAACACTACCATTTAAATCTTTAGGAGCAGTAATAGCCACTGTGTTGTTGTTTTCTGTTACCGATACGCTAGAACCAAAATCCTTTTGTGTGCTATCTAGTAATCCAGCAGTAGTGTTAATAATGTTTGGCTTTAATTCATATACCTGTTTACTTTTTAATACTGTCCATTTACCTGTATCGTCATCATCAACCCAGATAGTCTGTCCTGTTGGTAAATCGCCAACAATAGTAAACGGTGTTACATCTGATTCTTGTATGTTTGCGTTAGCTTCGGTTAAATTTGCAACTCTTACTTTTTTGAAATATGTTAAGAATCCTTCTCCATCATATTTGTCTTCCTCAGTTTGAGGAACATCTTCTACAGAGTTACATGATAACACATTTAATTCTACTTTGTTAACAGTAAAGAAGCCATTGTTTTCGTCTCCTACTTCTTTGATGCCGATAATATCTCCAGCTTCAAAATTAGGTTCTGAATTAAGCGTAATCTTAAATACATTGTTTTCACTTTTTCCAACACTTTGTATCTTAAATTCACTTCCTACATACTTGTAAACTGACCAAGTTGTTTGGTTCTTTTCTAATGCTGTCCAAATATACTGTCCTGCTTGCAGTGTATCAATATTTTGATTCAATATATCATTGTAATTTAAAACACTGGTATACACATCTGATGGATTAACATAACCTGCCGATGGAACAAAAATGTTTTCGTCGTTGAAATGTTTTGTTGGTAAAGGTTTATGATCATAATTTTTTGACTTCACATAAACATTATTTCTATCAATACCAATTATTAAAGAAGTATCTTTAGGATTTACTACATCGACCAATTCTACTGGCTGTGGTTCTAATCTATAATTTTGTTCGTCTAGTAAAACTTCAAATGTGTCATCACCTTCTGTTGCGCCATATCTTCCTACACGTACAGCCCATTCTTCAAAGAATTCTATGCTATCTTTGTTTGCACTTCCTAATTTGTCAAATAATTTATTTAGAACATTTTTGGTACCTCTATCCTGTATCATGCCTTGATAAAATTTATACTGGCTTACATCATCAGGAATAATATTTTCTAAATATTTCCTTTTCTGATATCCTGTCAAATGCTGTGCAAGTTTTTGCTGTTCAACATCAAAATTATCAGAATCTAGATCGTAGAAATCCTCAAACTGTTTTGCTTTGTAATCCCAATTAGGAAGTAATGCAGATTCAGGTTTGCCTCCTAAACGTACATAAGCACTGTCGTTAAAGTTATCGGCTCCTGCTATGTTCCTATTTGCAACATAATAGTATTGCTTGTATTTGACAAGATCTCCTATCTTGTAATCTTGCCATTGAGTCCATTCATTAATTACAGAATCAGAAAATATAAAGCCAGGAACATTTAATCCTCCGTTCCATCCATCACTTCTGTATCCTTTTACTTTAATTCTTTCCTGTCTGTAACCTTGCGGTCTTGTATAAATTTTATCATTGAATACAGTTTCGTTGTCTATAACTATAGCATGTTCTGTTTGAATTGTAGGAATTTTTAAATGGTATATTCCTTCTTGTGTGTTTTTTACATATATTCCGAAGTCGTTGGTATTGTCTCGTTCTGTGGTTGCAAAATCAGCAAGCAATCTTTTTCCGTCTGCCTTGAGTAAACTATAATCATAAAAATTATTGTAAATGTCATCTACAACTGCATATGGATTACTAAAAGCAATCTGTCTAGCACTAGGGCTTAATGTTAAAACAGCACCACTATCCCAGTTTTGTGTTGTCCAGAACATATACTCTTTGGCACTTAACTTCCAATCTTCTATTTCTTGTAAGGTTTGATTATAAGTCTCAAATAAGAATCCAGTTTGTTTTAGGTACTGCTGGTATCCTAAAATAAAATCTACCACATCTTGCACTTCTGTATATACGGTTCCGTACGGCACATCAAATTGCACTGTGTCAAAACTATTTGCAAAAGTAGCATTTGCTCCGCCTTCTGTAGGAAGGTCTGCCATCTGTTGGAAATTATCAGGATTAAAATTATCACTGGCTGTATGTCCAACCTTTACTCTGTAATATACACTATTAAAGCTAACAACTTGTCCTGGTTCATAAACTTTTCCGGTTGTCCAGGTTAAGAAATTTTCACTTACTCCACCGATGTTAACGACAGGATCATTTGCCTTTTTCATCACCGGCAATGTTCTAAAGACTGGTGTGTCTTTATCATATCCATTTACTTTAAACCCTTGCGGAAGTTTTTCTATTATAATTCCACTGTAAGAAAGGACATTGGTTGGCACACTCTTTGTTAAAATAACTTCATAGTTTTCTTCAGGAATAAAAATATTTCCTTCATTGGTAGGTGTTCTACTATCAAGTATTAATTTAAATTTATTTTTCTGTGTGAATCCTCCAATTTTAGATCCGATCTTATTTTCTATACTTTGTAAATTGTTTTTATATTCTTTAAATTGTAATGTTTCATTTGCTGATAGATAACCTTGAATATAATTTACAAGTCCAGCTGTAAGCACACGAGTTTCTTCAGATGCACTGTTAGGAAATGCCAGCTGTGATAGTTCTATTCTTTTAGAGGTATCTTTATAAACTAATTGTCCTGCAAGATTTCTTACAGTTCTACTTCTATCCCAAGCAAGGCCATAATACTGTGCTGGCTGTAATAAACTCCAAGCTCTAACTAAAGCAAAAGGATAATGAGAACTACGTCTCCAAGCAGTTTCTACTGGACCTTCATCGCCGAACTTAAAGTCATATACGTAAGTGCTATCTAAACCGCCTCTTGCATATCCAACTTCTGCAGGACTAACAAGATTTCCTTGTTTATCAACAGGAATATATTTTAAAATATCTGCATTTTTATATTTGTTCCTATACGTAATCTTCTTATTAGGTTCTCTAACAATACCTTTACTCAAATCCTGCCACAACAGTGTGTTATTTTTTGTGTACGGTGCAGGTCCGTATACAGTATCAAACCAACTAGGCTTGATCTTTAAACCTAAACATTCCCAAGGGTGTGTATGAGGTCTATCGGTATTATATAGATCCTTGTAAATTGCTCTCCAAAAACCTGCCAAAGGTTTATCATATGGATTGCCAAAGTATGAGTAATTGTAAGTAAAACTATTTCCTCTTGTGAATACATCATTTTTTGTATAATCAGGAACACCTACTGTTTCTAGCCAAGTATTAAACTCTGCTATGATTACATTAGCAATTTTTTGTCTTGTAAAACCTGTTGATCTAAAGTCTGATTCTATAAAATCAGCTAGGTCAACAATTGATTCATCGTAATCTTGCTTTAAATTATTATAAATTCTTTTTTCAAATTCAAGTAGGAGTCTATCTCTATAATCACCAAAACATTTCCATATTGATCCGTCGTGCCCTTGTAAGACTGGTTGTGCCGCATTCCATTCGGTAAACTCAGTTGTATCGCCTGTAGCATGATTCATAGAAGAATTTGGCATGAAGAATACTCTGTTGTAACCGTTAAAAGTATGCGTATGGGCTAATCCTGTACCACCATTTACTCTATCATAAGCCTGAGCAGATACTTCATCAGTGAACACTGGATAGAACCAACCTAGTTTGTCTTTATATCCTTTGGTTGTTATAGAATCAATACCATAAATTTTGTAAGGTCCTGTACTATCAGGAACTGCACTAATATACGTGTCATCAAGATAAATTTCTGGTTCATATTTAGGATACAAACCTAGTTTTGTAGGAGTTGGTGGTATCCAACAACCATCAGTAGTTTCGTATTCTACTATCTTTACTTTCTGTCCTGCAACCAAAGGTTTTGTAATGTTGATAAAACCGTCTGTACTAATTGCATAATCTTTGTCTTTTATTAGTTGCATTTCGTCTAAGTATATTAGACAAGCATTTTCATTTAGCTCAGTGAAAGATACACTTCTTGTTAAACTAAAAATATTTTGTGTTGAATCTTCTATTTCATATTCTTGGATATTATCGCCACCAAAAGGTACCATGTCACTAAAATAAAATGCATCATTTTTATTTTTTGTTTTTGTAAGCTCTAAAAGTATCTTATCAACATGGACTTTATCACTTCCTTCAAATCCTAATTCATTTGCAATTCTAAGAAATTCTCTCTTGAATTTGATATATTCGTTTCCAGAAAACTGAATAGCTTTTGGCATGTTGTAATCTTTTGTTGTAAGATTATATAATGCAAGATTAATTGGTCCAGAATGTTGTACAAATCTTAATCCAAATTGAGATACTTGTCCTAAATCTCTTAAATTTCCTACTCCTGGAAACACACCAGTGAAGTCGTCATTGTTATCAACTATGCTGTTGACGTGATCTAAAACTTCTCCAAAAGTAAAATCAACCACGTTCTCATTCATAGGATTTTTTTCTAGGTTGATCGGAAACTTATAGTATCCTCTATTATTTTTTGGAGTAGCTGTCTTTGTTTCTATTATTACACTTTGCTTCAGTTCTAAATCTTTTACAAACTGTACGTATGCATATCCGTTTTGCCTAAAAATAGTATAATCAGTTTCTTCGTAACATCTTTTGTTATCAAGATATACTTTTATTTTTAAATCATTTAAATCACCACTACGTTGATAACAATCAATTATAAAATTATTTGTTCTAGGACCTGTAACATATTGTAAAATTACTGGTTGTTCTGATTTGGTTGGAGCCTTTTTCCAACCAGATACACTTGTAAATGTTGTTCTATTTGTGTACTTTCTTAAAAGTGCAGTATCAGTTTTTACTTTTAATACATTTGTTCCTTGATCATATTGATACATATCGTTAAGTAAATTGAAATCAAACGTGATATCTCCACTATTTTCTATAGTTCTGTAAGATAACGGAAATCCTAATTCTGTATCATTGGTTCCTTCGCCTTGCTTATAAGAAAATATTTTATTACCTTTAAATGTGCTACCATCAATCGCAGATAGCAATGTACCTTCATTGTTGTACATATCAAATAACGGTTGCTGGTTTACACTTGTTTTATCTTGTCCTTGTCTCCAAGTGGTGCCGTTATACCAAAATACCTTACCTTTGAAATTTGTTCCTGATTTAACTTGAACCGTTTGATTTTCTAATGGTGTTGTATCTGTTGTTTCTTTAAGTGCAATCTGATTTGTACCATTGTGATTTATAAATGTAACTGTATAAATTTTACCGTTGACTAATGAATCTGGATCAGCTGTAAACAGAACACGCATTCCTGTAACAAGCTCAGTTCCATCAACAAAATAACCTACTTGTCCTTCTATATCTGAAAAAACATCTTTCGTTACAGTGTCAACTAAATCAACAGACGTTTTTGATTCTGTACCAAAGTTAACTAATTTTAATCCTGCTTCAAATTCAATAATAGGTCTTGTTGCTCTAAAGTTTTGATCAATTTCAACAGGAGTTCCGTTTATAGCGGCAGTCGTTTCTAACACAGACTTGTGTGTCCATAAATTGTATCTGCTCCATTGGTTTCTATCTTTAGATGCTTTGTTAATACAGATGTAATCTTTTTTGTTAGCAAAAGATAAAGCATCATCAAAAGGAACTGCATCAAATGAATTGCCGTCAAATTCTGTTTTGATATCAGCCAAGTATCCTGCACTTACACTTAAATCACCTTCTGAAATTAATTTAATAGAATCTCCAACACCTTCTACATAATATTTTCCTTCTGCGTAACTTGCTGGTGTTACATTGCCAAAAAATTCTACTTTCATTCCATTGGACAATGCATAACCGTTTTGCATTGTATATGTTTTCTTTCCAATGATATCAGCACCTACATCTAAAGATGTATTATCTATAATATTTTTTATTACTATTAATCCAGATGCTTCAATATCGTTTCCATTTACATAATATAAAGTATCAGGTGCTTCTAAATCTATTTCCCAGGTTACTTTTCCTTTTTCTACTTTTTGTTGACTTACTCCTGTATTGTATAAATTTGAATCATCATCCACCTTCACTGAAGTCCTAATGGTGAAAGGCATGTCCTCCGCATCTATATCAAACGTATATGTCTGGCCTTTGTATAACGTAAGAGTAGGATTAGAAATTGCATTCTCATCTGAAAAGACATAAGAATCGTTATCAACATTAGACTGTTTTTTAACGTTGTAGGTGCTGGTTATATCTCTGGCTGTTCCGTATACCGGAATGCTATCAGGTCCAGTAGGAAGCCAATAATATTCTCTAAAGTTAGTAAACTTATCCCAATCAATATGAGGCTCCCAAGCATAATATTCTTGCCCATTTAAAATGCTGTGATTAGTAGTATCTGCATTTCTTATTTTAACAGAATTTACATAGTCTCTATAATCTCTGTAAAATATAGTTTCGCCTATATTATTTTGAATGGTAGCTACAGGTTCTAATTGATAGTTTTCTCTGTCTGAACTTATTTCAGGAACGTAATTGTCGTCGGCACTAAATGCTTTAGCATCTTTCCTACCAATAAATCCGTCAACCTTTTCAATGACGCCAGGTTGCATCATTTGATCTAGCGTACTACTTAAAAACTTTTTATTAGCAGACGTACGAAAGTATCTTGGTAAAAGAGATGCTACTTCTCTTTTTTCATCTTTGCCTGTTTGAATTGGTTTTTCGTCTTGTGCCATTAGTAACCGTAGCCTCCACCGCCGCCAGAACTACCTCCTCCGCCTGATCCTGATCCGCCTGATCCTGATCCGCCTGAACCACTTGATCCTGAAGATCCACTGCTACTACTTGTTGAAGTAGAAGTAGAAGTAGATGTTGACGTAGAGGTTGTTGTAGCAGATGTGGAGGTTACAGTCAATGCTTGACTTTGTATTCCTGTATTAGTTGTTGCTGTAGTAGAAACTACACTGCCCGTAGCTTGAATACGTGAAGCAGTAATAGAATCTATTATTTCTACATCTTGCACCTTTGCATCACTTACAAATATTTCATCGTTTTCACTTTTTATTTCATACAGACTACCAAAAGATAAAGTTCCTTGTTTAGGAACAATTATAAAATTTAGTAAGTCTGGTGCTAAGGCATTCATTACATAAGTTGCCATTTCCGTAAAATGGAAAGTTTCTCCAAAATCCCAATTTTGTAAAGCAAAATATCCGTTTATAGCGGCAATTACTCTTACCTTAATATCGTTATTGTTAACAACGTTCTCAGTGTTTTTTACCACTTTGAATACTGCTTGCAGATTTTCATCTGCTTTGTCTCCAAATAATATTTTATACTTTGCTGGATGATAAATTACTTCATCACTGATACTCTTTATTTTGTTTATATTTTGTCCATATTGTTGAAACAATTCATCTACGCTTGGTGGTAGTGGTTTATTTGTTATTGTACCTTTAAGATATTTTCTAAAACTACTATCATAAGATTTTGTAAGCATGTACACATCTATTATGTTTGATACACTAGGATCTATCCTGTTGCTTTCATTTGCACTATGCACATAATGGAATTTCAAATCAGCTCTACCAGTATAAGCAAGATAATCACTTGTTAAACTCATATCTCCATTTGATAAAATTTTAAAGTTTCCTTGATCAACAATGTAGAAAATTTGTGGATCATTTTCATACTGCGTATAAGCACCGATATCTATTTCCGTTGCCTTGACAATAATTTTAGACCCTTCAGGATAATAATTGTATTTGTTAAATCCTTGATCGGTAAGTTCCTTTTTCAAGAAAATATATTTGGAAAGACTGTTGGTATCTGGAGCAACAACATTGTCAAATATATCAGGATCATCAAGTGATCCGTCATCGTTTAGGTCAAAGAAACTAATTTCAACTTTTTTACTATTCACGTATCCGTCGGCATTTCTATATTCTTTAACAATTTCCCAATTAACATCATTGTTAAAGTTTTCCAAGCTGTCTGGTTTTGTGTTGAAATTCATAATACTGATTTTATCTTTTACAAGTTGTCCTGTAGCTGAGTCATAAATTTTACTTTGACCATCATAGTAAAATGAAATTTCCTTATCACTTTCAAAAATATATCTCAATCCTCTATTTGTTACTGTATATTTTTCACCATTAGTTTGGAATAGTAATATCCAACTTGCATCTAGTTGGTTATTTGTTACGTCACCTGTCTTACCATTACTAAAAGAATCATAAATGTTTAAGTTTTCATTAATAATCACACGCCAAATTCTATTAACTTGATCATAACGTAGCCCAAATGTTTTAAAAGCAAAAACCTGATCAATAATTTGCGACCTTACATCTGATGTAATATCTTTCACTAATTTAGGTTTTACTTCTTCAAGCACACTATTCGCTGGTAGTATTTCATTAAACACTATTGGTCCTGCACCTGTTGTACTGTTTACATTTGTTCCTGCACCGTCTACGCTGATTACTTTCACCCATTTGTATGTGCTTGAGCCTTTGGCATTAGCATCATTAGTTAACTCTCCTTCACCTATAAAATAAAAACCTGCAGGTGCAACAAACTTCAACAATGCTCCTGGTTCAACATATTTCAATGAACCGCCGGTAAATGCTCCTACCTGATAAGGAGTACCACTTGTGTTTTTCAACAATCCGGTAGATTGATTAGTTGACTTTGTACTTTGTGTCCAGGTTGCATTTAGATCACTAACAATAATTTTTGCATAATTTCCAAAATAGAAATTACTAATTGCTCTGCTTTGGATTATAGGCAAAACTAAATTTTCTATCTGTCCTTCGATATCTGTTTGGTTACTAAAAGTAAAAGAATTTTTTGCTTCATACGGTTCTCTATAAATTATTCCGTCTGAAGCATATAAGTTTGTACTTGAATATTTTCCTGTAACATCTTTTAAATCAAAGTATCTGCTTATACCACTTGAAATCCTGTTAGATGATTTTACTTTTACAATTTCTTGATTTGAAGTAAGAGGAGCAATATTATAATCCTCTCCTGTAATCATTCTATTTTGTGTGTAATAAGTTTGTGGTGCATTGTTTCTTATGCTTGCACTTGTTTCAGTAATACTTGCATTAGTAACGACATCTTTCAATTCTAAGCCCATTGTAAGAGTTTCAAGTTTTCCTGTTGCACTAACATAGTCAATACTTAAATTAATATCTGTCAAATCTTCAGGAGTAATACGCATTGATCTGTTTGCACTTTGTCTATAAAAAGTTCTATAAGGTCCGTTTGGTATGTTTCCAAAAGTTCCGTCTGCAAACACAAAAGTAATTTCATCATCTTTACGAGTTTGCACTACATAAAAATCTCTAATACTTTTTGCAAGACTATTGTAAATTGCATTGTTTCCTTCTATTGCATCTACCTTTGTCCAAAGTTTTTCAATGTTACCGTTTTGGTCTAATTTATACAACCATACATCAGAATCATTAATGTTATTTGCTTCAATGTTTATTCTTTGATTAGAAGAAGGATTATCAATAATAAATTCTCCACTGTTAAGTGATCCTTGTCTAAAGTGCATGAAGTAACCTGTGTTGCTACTTCCATTGCCTCTACCATCTTCACGGTATAAAAATGACACTTGGTTTCCAGGTAATGGAATTTCTTCTTCTATTATAGATTTGTCTAAGTTTATATCTGTTGATACAATTTCAAACTGAGTAGGTATTCCGTTTACACCTTTGCTAAAACTAAAAACCGGCACATCTGAACTAGAGCTATTCATTCTATAACTCTGTGTCAATACTCCGTTAAGCGTAGTCGTCTTAGATGGTTTACCGATAATGTTATTACTAGGTAATGTTGCATTCAATACTCTTGTAAATTGTTCAGCCCAATTACTGTTAGATGGATCGTTCCAAGTAATAGTTTGTCCTGCGAGATTTGTACCATTGCTGTCTACAATGCTTTCTGTAGTAGAAATTGTATCAAACTTTAAAAGTCCGTTAGCGGCTTGATTACGTTTAGGATTATAAGATAAAAGTCTTGCTAACCTTAGAACAGATTCTCTACGTTCAGCTAATTCTAAGTAATTTTCTCTTGCGTTAAGATCAACTCTGTATGCAATGTTTTGCCCAAGGAATGCAATAATATCAATAAGAGCAAGGTATTCTGAAGTTTCGATGTAATCGTTAAAGTCTTCAGGATAGTTAGTTCTAAGATATGAAATCATAGCCCTTCTGAGGGTATCAAAATCATAGCTTTTGAACTCAGCGTTTCTAAAACTTTGGTAAATTTTACGCCAATCCTCAGCTAATAACAATCTATTTTGTCTGTCGGTAGATGACATTTGTAATCCTTTATCTTAACTTACAGTATTTATGATATTTAATTAAGTGTGCGGTTAATTCTATCACAGTAGTCCAACATCTTTGTCGAACTGTAATCTTAGATTTTCGCTGATGTTGTACGTGAGATAAGTTAAGGTACACTCGATTTGTAAACCTTTCTCAAATTCAGTCACACTTACTGCACTTGCCCTTGTTCTTGGATCGAAATTAACAATATTTGTAACGTTTCTTGTAATTGCTTCTTTGAGTTCTAACGTAAGTGGCTCATATAAAGCGTCCCATATGATGCATCCAAACGTAGGATCTCCTACTTTTTCGCCCTGTCTTATGTTAAAATGATTCAACAAATCTTGTTTTATTAAAGAAAGATCATACTGCTGAAAACTTGTGTTCTCAGGATTAACCGTGCTGAATCCTCTATAAGACTTTTGCTTAATAGGAGGCTCAGGTTTCCTTTGTGGTTTTATTGATAATTCTTTATAAAGATTCTGTGCCATAATAATATTTACCTAATGTTAATCTCCAACAAATACAGTAGTACACCCTTGAGATGTGTTTGGACTACAATGACTATTTCCATCGCAAAGGTCATCAGCATTAGCTGAATCCGGTGTGTTATTAACCACCGCTATCCCATTAGCAAATACCTGATTTGATCCTGCTATTAAACTTCCCGATCCATGGCTGTTATTATCACCATTTACTGCAACAAGTTGTGATTCAGCATAGACAGTTGACTGCCCGGTTACTACTGTTTTTGCTCCGCAAGTTCTTGTATGATTATTTGTATGTAGTCCTGGCATTATTGTACCTGCGATGATCCTGCACCAACATCAATCGGTGTCGTTGTTGAAAGACTTGCACGAGGTTTCAATTCTCCGCCTACAATCCTTTGGTAAAAACCTTTTCCTAAACCTATTCTGTCGTTGGTATTAGACCCTCCAGAGTCTGCATATCCAACTGCACGTTTAAATTCACTTCCTAAACTGCTAAAATTAAAACTTGTCCAAGTTACACTTTTGCTTTTTAAATATGCTACAGCTATCTTTGTTGCAACTTCTGGATCGTTCGCCATGTCTGCATTATTGTAAATGTCAACACCAGCAAGTCCGCCATATTTTTTGTAGTTGTCTGTTCCTGTGATTTGTATTAGTCCTCTTCCTCTATATCTAAATCCATCACCTGTTTCTGGTCCACCGTTACCCATTCTATTTCCGTAAACCGAATTTGCAATAGCAGGAGGACCTGCGTTTACAAGTGCTTCAGCTTTACGTTTTCCTTGAGCACCACCAAACCTGTTTGGCCACACACGTTGCAATGTTGACACTCTATAATTCATGTTTTCTGATCTTGGTTCAAAGTTACATTCTTTTTGAACTTGTGCAAGTGCCATAGCAAGTGCTTGTGCGTTTCCTGGTACTTCGCCTGGTGCTAAATCTGCAGGATTGGCTGAATTCAAACATGTTGCGGCGGGTAAACCTAAACCTTTAATAAGTTCACCTAACATGTATTCTTGCATTTCATTTACTGGTACAGGATCTGCAGGTTTATTTCCTGACAAATTGTCAGTGTTTTTATTGGAAACTTTATCAATATTAAATTCTTCTCTTACTCTTTGTCCGTCTGCGTTTGTAACATAAGGATCCTGAGCTCTGTAAATACCTGAAGTTTCTGAATAGTCAGGTATGTCACTATCTTTGTCCAACAACGGAGTTTGTGTTCTTACTTCAGGAGAAGGTGCTTCAATGCTTGCTGTATTGCTTGCTGTGTGTCCTCCTGGATTGATGTTTTCATGTCCTGTCCATGGCTCGTGTTTCGGAATACGTCTTGGACGTAATGCTGTTTTTGCTTCGCTTGCTCTTGCGGCATCTTGCGTAACTTTTAATCCATCAATAGGATTTCCGTCTTTATCTAAAATTTGATCACTGTCATCAACTGATTCATCCGTTGCTGGTTTTGTAAACGTATCTCCAATAGCGTCTGCTGTGTCAGCCGCTGTAGCAGGAACAGAACTGTTCATATGAATCTGTGATGCTGTTTCTGAATGAGTACCGACACTTAAAATGCTTGTAATTGTTCCTGCATCTAGTTTATTTGCAGATGCACTTTTAATTTGTGTGTTTGCTCCACTTGTGAATTTATTATCGCCAACAGTGTTAAGATTAAATGCACCATTTACAGTTTGTCGATAGTCTCCTACTATTTTGCTATGGAAATTAGCATTAATAGCAATGTGTCCATCTTGACTTACTTGTAAGTTGTAGTCTCCGCTTATTGTATTGCTTTGTGTGCCTTTAACCTGCTTGTCTTCGTTGCCACCTACCATCACTAATCTATTATCACCAATAAAGTCATTTTTGTCTTTACCAACAAATGTAGTTTCATTTTTATTAGTTTTGACATCTCTATCATTATTGACCATCAATTTATAATTTCTACCAGCTGTTATGTTAATGTCTTTTCCTGATTCAATATTAATATCTCTGTCAGCTTTTATATTAAGATCAGTTTCAGTCCTAATGTTAATACTGTCTTGAGCATAGATATCTATTTTTCCATTTGCTGTTAATTCTACCCAAGCACTTCCTTTTGCGTTTCCTATGTAAATTAAGTCTTCACTATTATGTAAAAGTATTTGGTGTCCTGTTCTTGTTCTAAGTCTTATTGATTCATTGTAAGGTAAAGTTTTATCTACCTTTGACACATTGCTAGGTGTATTTTCAATATCGTAGTATACAGAAGGATTTTCTTTTGCTATACCCATTCTATATATTGCTGATGCGCCGTCATCCATTACAAATGAACTGCCGCCAAGCCTACTTCTCCAATATTGTATTGCTTGTCCCTTTTCACCATAGGTTCCTTTAGGTGCTCCGTCCCTTTGATCTAACGGTCCAGGTGTGTTCCATCCATAAACAGTATTAGGTATATCTCTTCTAGCACTTGAAGTAGATTGTCCTCTGTGAATATCGTCTAATAATCCTTGTCCTGCAAGCACAGATGTGAACATAGGATTATGTGGCTTCATAAACTTATCTGGATCTTCTCCGCGAAGATCATTTCTTTTCTTATTATATTCGCCTACTGGTAATTTTTTATCTTTGTAATCTTTAGGCACAGGTTCTTGCAAAATGTTTTCTGGCTTGTCTACAGGTTGACCTTGTGGAACCATGTAATTCATAAATTCATCTTGCACACAACCAATCCAATAACACTGGCTGGATTGTCCTTCTGCAAATATGACTAAAACTTTTGTTCCGGGATCAGGTGGTACAGCCCAAAACCCATAACTTTGTTGACTTGCATTATATTCTAAATTCTTTGTGTTAGAATCAATACTTGTAACTCCGTAGAAAGGAGAACAATATCTAGCAGTAAATAACTGCCCTGGTTCAAGATCCTTTATTCCTTCAGTAACATTTGTAAGCAGTTCAACTCTTAACGCTCCACCTCTTCTAGGATCTAAATGGCTAATGACTCTTGCAACAAATGGGCCAGGAGGCATTGTTCTTTTTGGTGCTCCTACTGTTCTTTTATGCATTGCCATTTTTTATTCCTTATTGCGGTCCTGGACCGTAGTCGCCGTCATCACCTGGTAGGTCAACAGCGTTATTGTTTAAAGAACCTGCTCCATAAGATGCTTCTATGTTTCTAAAGTCTTTTAACTGTTGATCTTGTTTAGCCTGTAATGCTTTTGCATCTGCTTCTCTGGCTTCATCTGCCTTACCTTGTGCTTTAATTTTTGCATTTTTAAATTCTTCACTGTCAGCACCAACTGCTGTTTCAAAATCTCTAAGTTCTGCAACAGTAAGCCTTCCATCTGCATCTTTGTCTGCAAGAGCAAAAGCAATATCGTATTTGTCGCCGTTTTCTTTAGCATCTGCTACAGCGGCATCATATTTCTTTTTAAGCACTTGCTGATTTTCAACAATTAATACTTCTGCATCTTTCATTTGATAATTCTTACGTCTTACCAATTCTAATTCTTGTGTAAATTCATTTTGTCTAAAACTATTATTAACACTAATTACCTGATACAATCCACTGAAGTCTTTAACTCCGATAGCACTACCCGAAAACTGCGGTCCTGTTTCTGCATTGATGTCTAAAGGTGTTTTAAAATTAATCAAAACATCAACCTGACTGTTACTATGGTTCATCGAACCGTCTGCGTTCAAGTTTAAATATGCTGTTGCTTCACTGTTAAAATTTCCTACACCACTATCTGCAATATAATAAGGATCTCCCATTATGGTCATTCTTGCAGTGATCAAGTCAGCATCACTATTCATTACTGCTTCATTGAATTGTCTAGCAATTTTTAAAGCGGCTTTTTCTTCCACACTTCCTGGTGCTTCAGATGGAGGTGGATTATTATCATGGGCCGCTTTTTGTCCTGTGCTGAAAGGATGTGCAGATTCGCCAGAACTTGCAAACTCCGCATTTGGTGTTGCTTTACCTTTTTCAGAGTCCTTAGTATTGGCGGCATTGTTCACACTGCTAATTGACGAATAGAATGCATTATTAAATTGTATGTCAAATTCAAGAATGTCTTTGTTTAGTCCTGTATACATGTAATTGTAATGTTTCACAGCTTGTGCTTCTAGTTCAGCATAACCCGGAGGTGGATCGTTGGGCATTTGAAATACTGATTTAGAAACATCATAAGGTATAACTCTATAGACATATATTCTTGGAGACCTACCGTTAATTGATTCATAATCTTTACTATCTAATTGATATACATTTGATTGTATTCTAAACCAACGTATCAATCCATTCTTAGCGGCTACTCCTTCTTCCGTAATCTTATTTCCAAAATCACTTAATAAAATAATCTCTTCTATTATTTTTTGTATTTTTGTTCCAGCACGGAATTGAATAGTTCTTTGAGAGGTGTCTACTGTTACTCCTTTTCTCTCTAAAATGTTAGAATCTTTGTTGTAAGCAAACTGAGATAAACCAAAGTTCATGTTTCCTGAACTTAACGGATCTGCTGTTAAAAATTTTCCTGCACCAATGTCATTTACTTCTCCACCTATGCCAGTAAACTTTTTCTTTAATGCTTCACTAAGGTTTGATCTTTTTATACTGTAACCTAATCTATTTTCAACAAAACTTCTCTTAGTGGTTGTTCCTGGTGGTCCAGCTTCAACATACCCTACACCAGCGTTATTAGAGTCAGCTGATTCAAAAGCACCTTTGATGTCTTCGTCAGTGAATTCTTTCTTTGCCATATCTCCTGACAAAGCACTGCTGTCAACTAATCCAAACTGATCAGAAAAACCAGAACTTGCTATTTCTTTTGGAAATATAATCATGTATTCATCAGTGTCAATTTTTGGATTCTTTGATTCACTGAGAATTTTTAATAAATTAGTGTTAAGAGCAGATGTTAAACTGTTTAATCCTGACTGCAAACATTCTTCAACAGTTCTACCTGAAATAGATACGTCCATTGGTATTGACTGTGCTTGATCAGTGTATGCTTCGTCATTAAACGCACTGCAAACAAAATCATAAATGGCACCATCTTGTGTAACATTAAATTGCACACTTACAACTTTTAAAGGAAAAATTCTTTTAGGACCAGTTATTAAGTTTTGACTATCATTATATCCTTTTGTTTCAAGTATTAAAACCCAAGGTGCTTCCAAATAGTTCAAATGTCCAGCATTCTTAGAACAAATTTGCATTGTTTGTAAAAGTTGTCCCATGCTGTATGGTTCTGTAACTTTAAAAGTAATTGTATGAAAGTTTGTTGCCCTACTTTTAGGATTTGGAGCAATCCATGTTCCTATTTCAACTTCGTCAATAAAATATTCTGTATCTATTTTATAAACATGTTCTGCATAGGTTCTTGGTTTGAAATCTGCAGGTGTTCCTCCAGAACGTAAAACCATGTGTCCTGGTTGTATACCATTTCTTCTGTAAGTTTTGTCAGGAAAGTTTAGTTCTTCGTTTGACAAACAACCAAAACTAAAAATATGATTTATTGAAGTAAATTTTTCTAATTCATTTGTTAGAGGTAATTTTCCAGCTGTACTTGCCGCACGTCCAATTCTCATAATTGCATCTGTGTAATCTGTGCCAACTGTTGCACTACCTTCTTTGACATCAGTTGCACTTGAGATTACTGTATTACCGCCGATGCTTCCGTCTTTACCAACATGTAATCCACCTGGAATTACTCCTGCATCTACAAGACTATTCCATTGCTGACGCCCTGCTTCTTGTTCTTCTGGTGTAAGTTGTTTTGCTGGTGGCTCTTTTTCTACTTTACCAGATCTAACTGGATTTCCGGAGCTGTCTAAGACTTTTTTTCTATTTCTGCCTGAACCCGTGTAGACATAACCCATGTTAGTCTCCTAGTTCTTCTTTTACTTTGTCCGCTTGTGGTAAGTAGATTTGTTTTCCTGCTGTTAAATCGTAAATAGGATCTTCCATTACGTCTAGATTCCTTTGTGCAAATATCCACCATAGTTTCTGATCTTTGTATAAGTCATAAGCTAACAGATCAGGACGTTGATGATATTGTGGTTCTACTGTATATAAAGCATCATCGCTATACGCTGGTACAGGTCTGATTGTCAAAATACCTAAAGTACCATCTGGTGAAAAATTTGTTTTTGAATAAGGACTACTGCTCATTAGATATATCCATCACTTAGGTTTTCGCCTCTGATAAAGGCATTATAATCAAATTTCTGTACTTTGTCTCTGCTGTAAACAGGTTGGCAAGTTACTGTGAATTGTGATTCAGTGGGTGCCCATGTAACATCTGAAGGAGTTGCTTGGCTTCCTGCGCCACCCGCTTCTGGATCTCCTGTCGACGGCACTGCAAAACCTGTTGCAACATAATCTACCTCGTTTGGTAAGTCAACTGTAAACTGTGTAATTATTACTGGTACTTCTTTGAAAATATAATCACCGTATCCGTTTAATTTTACAATAGGAGGAGGTGCTCCTTTTGATGCAGAAGTATCTACACCATAATTCATTTTTGTAACTGTTCTCAAATAATGCAAACAACTGATCCAATACTGTGCTTCTATACTATTTTGGCAGTAAAACTGTCCTGTAATCACAAGCTGATCCACTTGTGAGTTGTTGTATGCAAAGAAAGGATAATTATTATGTATAGGTTGTATCTGGTTATAATTTGCTGAATGACTCAAGATAATAGTTGGCGTATACGGAAATACCATTTTATTTCCTGTTTGCGTCAAAGGTTCTAACAATGTACTTAATTCAAAAGACGATGGCATACTCAAAGACACTCGCCAATCTCTATCCTCTAAATCACCGTAACCCCAAAACGCTTTACCATCAGCTGAAAGTTCAGTGCCTGGCATGCCTGGTAAATTCTTACCGCGGAGGTTGCTCATGAAGTTTTCTGCTGTTTCACCTACTCCGCTGAATACTTTTTGTCCAATGTCTTTGGCTTTGTTCCATCCGCCCGATAAAAAATCCGGAACGTTTCCAGAAGCAACGTTTTGCCCTGGTGCGTTAGTGCCGGTTGGTGGAGTGTTAACACCTTGGTTGACACCGTTTTTTGATACTATTCCGTTTTTGAAAATGGTTGACATTTTATTTAGATCTCCTATACATTATTTAGTTGACAAAATTAACAGAGTAGTTTATAATATGATATAATCTTGGAGAAAACATGAATAAACGTATCAATTACCTAAACAATAAGGACATATTAGCAGAAATAGCAAAGTCCAAAAACACTTTCTGTAGCTATACAGACCCAGACTATGCAAAATATGACATAATATTACCTAGTAAAGACAAAATAAACATCAGAACCATAGCAGAAGCAAAACGAAACAAAGCAAAGAGATTACAGCAAGAAGCATTTGAAGAAGCAAAAGCACAGAACAAAAGAGTTAAATTGGCAGAATTTGCCATCGATTACAGAAAAATTGACAAATATGATTTGGTTTTTAGAATAATGACTTTTGATCATGTACCAGACGAACCAGGTCGAAAGAAAAATCCAAAAACAGTAGCAGACACAAAAGTAAAACTTAATTTTCCTCCGTTCCAACATTTCAGATTTAATGATAAAGATGAACTTGTATGCATAGGCAAAAGCCACTGGGAAGGTGGTATGGAAAACGGTTATTTTAATCTCCGTCATGGACAAGCAACTAATAAACTTGCATTGATGTGGATGAAACTTTGCGATAGATATGCTACACGAGGTAATGTAAGAGGCTACACCTATAATGACGAAATGAGAGGACAAGCAATTTTACAACTATCACAAATTGGTTTACAGTTTGACGAGTCAAAGTCAAACAATCCGTTCGCCTATTATACGGCGGCAGTAACGAATTCATTTGTAAGAGTTATCAATATAGAAAAACGTAATCAAAACATTAGAGATGATATTCTTGAAATGAATAATATGAATCCAAGTTACACAAGACAAGCGGCAGGTGAATGGGAAAGATCCAAAGAAAGACACGGAGAAGTTACAACACCAGATAGTTCGTCCAAAAAGTCTTGACATTATACAAACTTTAAGCTATAATGACAAAGGAAGGATTGCGAAGTGTTTAAAAAGGCGGCAGTATTTACGGACATCCACTTAGGATTGAAGTCTAACAGTAAAATTCATCTACAAGACTGTGAAGAATTTGTAGATTGGTTTATCGATAGAGCAAAAGAAAACGGTTGCGAAACCGGAATATTCTGTGGTGACTGGCATCATAACAGAAATAGTATTAATGTACAAACATTAGATGCAACTACACGTTGCCTAGAAAAGCTAGGCGCGGCATTTGACAAGTTTTACTTCTTTGCTGGTAATCATGATTTATATTACAAAGACAAGCGAGACATTTATTCTCTTGAGTTTGGAAAACACATTCCAGGTATAACTTATGTTGACGAAATAGTAGAAGAAGATGACGTTGCACTTGTTCCTTGGTTGGTTGGCGATGAATGGAAGAAGATTTCTAAGATAAAAGCCAAGTATATGTTTGGACATTTTGAATTACCACACTTCTATATGAATGCGATGGTAAAGATGCCCGAACACGGTGAACTAAGAGCTGAACATTTCAAACATCAAGATTATGTTTTCAGTGGACATTTTCATAAAAGACAAGTTCAAGGCAAAATTCATTACATGGGTAATGCATTTCCGCACAACTATGCAGATGCATGGGATGATCAACGTGGAATGATGATACTTGATAAGGAAAATAATCAAGAACCTGAATATTTAAACTGGGATAACTGTCCGAAATACAGAACTGTAAAACTATCACAACTACTAGACGAAAAAGAAAAGTTATTAAAAAGCAAAATGTATCTGAGAGTAACATTAGACTTGCCTATTTCATATGAAGAAGCAAGTTTTATTAAGGAAACATTTGTAAATGAATATGATTGTAGAGAAATTACACTTATTCCAAGTCAGCAAGATGAGGAAATACACACCGACATTGACATTAGTCAATTCGAAAGCGTTGATCAGATAGTCACAAAGGAGATTACCGCAATTGATACAGAACAATATGATAAAAATTTGCTGTTAAGGATTTATGACGAAATATGATTAAGATAAAAAACCTTACAGTAAAGAATTTTATGAGTGTGGGTAATCAAACCCAGGCTGTTGATTTTGATAAACAACAATTAACACTTGTACTTGGTGAAAATCTTGACCAAGGTGGTGACGATATGGGGTCACGAAACGGTACAGGTAAAACAACCATCATAAATGCATTAAGTTACGCCCTATATGGTGTTGCTTTAACAAATATCAAAAGAAACAATCTAATTAATAAGACCAACAACAAAGGAATGTTGGTTACACTGACGTTTGAAAAAGACAATGTAAACTATAAAGTAGAAAGAGGACGCAGTCCTAACGTCTTAAAGTTTTTTGTAAATGATGAAGAACAAGAATTGATTGATGAAAGTCAAGGAGACAGCAGAAAAACACAAGAAACTATAAACGAATTACTTGGAATGAGCCATAACATGTTCAAGCATATACTTGCATTGAACACCTATACAGAGCCATTCTTAAGCATGAAGGTAAATGATCAGAAGGACATCATTGAACAGTTGCTTGGTATTACTATTCTTTCTGAAAAGGCAGAACGTCTTAAAGAAAAAATACGTGAAACTAAAGAATCGATTACTGAAGAAAATGCAAAAATAAATGCACAACAACAGAGCAATGAAAGAATTACAGAAACAATTGACAGTTTGAAACTAAAACAAAGTGCATGGGAAACAACAAAGAAAACAAACATTGAAAAGTTGCAAAAAGGAATAGATGAGTTAGAACATCTTGATGTTGATTCCGAACTTGACAAACACGAAAAGTTACAAAACTGGGAAGAGCTCAACACAAAAATAAATAATCTTAAGAAGGAAACTTCAACACTCGAGTCTGCATTACTAAGAGCAGACAAATCAGTAGATAAAGTAACAAAGGATATATCAGAACTTGACAACGCTGTTTGTTATGCTTGTGGTCAAGAGCTACAGGAAGATAAGGTCAAAGAAATTGAAGATAAAAAAGCCAAAGAGCTTGAAGATGCTCTGGCCTATCAAAAAGAAATAACAGACAAATTAAAAATTGCAACAGATCAATTAAATGATATTGGTGATATAAACGGACGCCCAGAAACTTTTTATGAAACTATTAAAGAAGTTTATGATCATAAACAAAATGTTGCACAATTAAAGCAAGCTCTTGAAAATAGCGAAACAGAAAATGATCCTTATCAAGAACAAATTGACGATTTAACAAATACAGGAATTCAAGAAATTGATTGGTCAACAATCAATGTATTCAATGATCTAAAAGAACACCAAGAGTTCTTACTAAAACTGCTTACTAATAAAGATAGCTTTATTCGTAAGAAGATCATTGATCAAAATCTTTCATACCTGAACAACAGGCTTACTCATTATCTTGACAAGCTAGGTCTCCCTCATCAAGTTGTGTTTATGAATGACCTAAGTGTTGAAATAACACAGCTTGGACAGGATCTTGACTTTGACAATCTTTCCAGAGGTGAGCGTAATAGACTGATACTAGGAATGAGCTTCGCATTTCGCGATGTTTGGGAGAGCTTATATCAGAACATTAACTTACTGTTCATTGACGAGCTTGTTGATTCAGGTATGGATACCAGTGGTGTTGAAAATTCGTTGGCTATATTAAAGAAAATGGGTCGTGAACGTGAAAAGAACGTTTATCTAATATCACACAAAGACGAGCTTGTTGGAAGAGTAACACACGTATTAAAGGTATTAAAGGAAAACGGATTTACATCATATGAAAATGATGTGGAAATACATAATGAATGATGATACACATGACAAGCTAACCAAGGCATATATGGCATACTTCAAGGCAAATGAGAAATTTGAGGCAAGAAATTCCGTACGAACTCACAGAGAAAGCCGTAAATGGCTAAGAGAGATTAGAGCTTTAGCTAAACAACGTATGGATGAAATACACGAGAAGCATCATTCCAAGAAAGAGGCACCGGAAGATTAGGCCTGGGTAAGTATCCATATGCAATGGACTTATCAAGGTGAAAATATCGAAGAATTACCACAAGATTGCGAAGGCTTTGTATATCTAATAACCAATAAGACCAATAACAAAAAATACATAGGCAAGAAATTAGCCAAGTTTAAGAAAACACGCCCACCACTCAAAGGCAAGAAAAACAAAAGAAGAAGCAAAGTAGAAAGCGATT